TCTTTAGTATTTTGCCAACGTTCATCAGTCCAATAGTCTATGTCACTATTTTCATCTCCAACGACACTTTCAAAAGCATAAATCATTTTGTCAATTGCATCTGCCCAATCATCAAATTCCTCAAANTCCTGTGGATAACTTTGCGAACCATCTTGTAACTGTTCTAGAGCAGGAATAATTATCAATGCTAGTGTAAGATCTAATGCCCATGTATCCCACGGATGTATTTCTACATCAATGTCTTGAGTACCATCTTCTTGTAGCTCACCAATAATTGCTCTCATTTTATATTCCTCGGCCTGCCGTCATCATCAAGGGCAACATTTACAAAATCCCCACACGCTACTTTGTCATTACCTACGTATACGTCAATGTGTACGGTTGCAGATGTTGTCCCTAACTTTACAATGTGTCCATAGCAAGAGACTAAATCTCCTATTTGTACACACTTAAAAAATTCTATATTATTAACTGCTCGGGTAGCACTCTTTCCTTCTGGCGCTATATGTGCAGATGCCAAGTCCATTAAACCCATAAGCCAGCCACCAAATATATCGCCCCGAGCATTGGTGTCTCGCGGCATTGCTGATACTTGTATAACTAACTTACCTAGTAATTGGTTAAAAGCCATTTAATTGTCCTTGGATATAATTCATGCTCCACTTTGTGTATTCGTTGTTCTAAATCGTCTAAACTATCATGATTGAGTATAGGAACTCTTGTTTGCTCTATAATAGAGCCAGTGTCCATTCCCGCGTCTACATAATGTACTGTAACGCCGGTCTCATTAATTCCTGCGTCAAATGCTTGTTTAATAGCACCCGCCCCCTTGAACTCTGGAAGTACGGATGGATGAATGTTTATTATATGAGATTCCCAGCGTTGTACAAAACCAGGGCTCAAGAGTCGCATAAAGCCGGCGAGTACTATTAAATCTATTTTATGTTCTTCACATACATTTGTTATTTTATGTTCTAATCGTTTAAGGCTAGACAATACGTATGTAGGTATTCCTGCCTCTTCTGCTCTTGTTAATCCATAGGCATTCGGTTTGTCAGACAAAACATACTTAACAGGCAATTTTGCGTCTAGAATTGCCTGCAAGTTTGTTCCTGAACCAGATAGTAATACTACTATTCCTGACACTACGCCTCCGAGTAACTTGAGTTTAAAATTTCACTAAATCTTTGAGCGTCATCGCCCAATCTCTGTAGGTTATGTCTGCCACAAAACTTCATAAAATGAATCCCTACATTAGTATTTTTCTTCGCTGTAATACCGTTTATAGTTTCATTCATTTGTTCTCTAATATTGTCTGGTTGTTCCATTAAATCAATGAGTCTTTTATTGCGCTCGTAATCATCCTTTACTCTATGCTCAATATTGTTATGATCAACCCAACGTTGAAGCATCATATTGTTCCAAGCAAAACCTTGATTGGTTCTGTCTTCAAATGCTTCTTTTAATTTGTTCTTTCTAATACGTGGATACGCACTAAAAACGTTATCACTAGCATCACCCCTCATACACTTTTCAAATAATAACCACTCGGGGTTGGGTATTTCTTTTGGCTCTTTGGTCTTTTTATCTATGACCATGTCGCCTTTCTTATTAAAAATACCATCAATTGTTATTAGTTGATCGGTAATGCCATTGTATTGTTTAACGTTATCTGTTATAAGTTGATAAAAATCACTATCACTGCTTATAATATAGTGTTCATCAAACGGGTGATTTTGAATAAATCCCGCAATTAAATCATCTGCTTCTAATACGCTATTTTGTATTACTGAGCAATTTGTTTTATTTTCTAAAAATGTAACAAACTCAGTAAACACTTCCCAAAAGAGTTCATCTTCTTCCTGCTCTCTTTCTGTAAGTGCTTGCCGTGCTACGACCCTATTCTTTTTGTAAGGCTCGTAATAATCTTTACGCCAACTACGTCCTTCTAAACAAAAGATAACGTGGTCAGTTTTAAATTCTCGCCATACTTTAGCAACACTATTTAGCGTCACGTGTATAGCAAGTCCTAGTTTAGTGTCAGAATCAACACTCTTTGCTACAACATGCCTTGCTCTAAAAAACATGTTAGCAGTATCAATTAATAGATATCTCATAGTAGCACTCTATGGAATTGAAGTTACGGCCACCCCAGGTGATGGCCGCTGACTTCTGTTGGTGAATTAAGCTTTCTTAGTAAAAAGCCAATATAGGGTTGCAGCTGCTACTAAACCAACTAGACCGCTACTACCTAGTGAACTCACTAGTCCTATAATATTACCTACAACATCACCGGGCAAGAACGCCACTGATGGTCCAAAGATTATTTGGACAATTACTGCTAAGGCGATTAGTGATACACCAACTTCTGTTAGTTTAGTCACCCACCCTAGTATGTTGTCTACCATGCCAGCCATATTATTACCTCCTGAGGTTTTATTGAATGTGCATAATTGATGCACTGGCAAATCATAATTACATAATTGTAACTATAATCTATATAGTATAACAGATTATACTATCTGTGTCAATCTATTCAGCAGAATACGAGCCCATGCTTTGTGAGCGTCTGGACCATAGTATTCTGTGCCTGGATTGAAAAAGAGATTCTGTTTTGTCAATTGAGAAACCATAGTTTCCTGTGGTTCATACGGACCGATATAAGAATCTCCAAAATCATATCGATTATTTTCCTGAACATTCAGACAATTGACCGTATTAAACATAAGGTGTTTTGTTTTAGTATTATTTAATTGTTCATGTAATTGTATTACATCTTTTAGTAGGCTTTCATGTCCGCGTAATAAACCATCCCAGTTTTCCCAACCTATTATAGCGATTACGTCTTGTGGGTGTGGTTTAGTATTAACATACCGCATAGTAGTCGTCATAATAGTTTCATTATTATAATTTGCTTTTGATATATTAAAACTTCCTATTTTCATTACAGGTGTTATATGTATTTGCCATGCGTTTGTTTTATTATCTGGATGTGGAACATCACCAAGATGCATCCACGATTGATCGTCATGTGCATATGAGTAATCATTAACACACTTTACGGCCGCTGTGTGCGCGCCACCAACACAAATAATACTACTCATTTTTCCCGATCCACTTCCAAGCGTCTATCCATTTTTTACCAATGTAAATCAATGCTATTAATATTAATAATATAACTGCATCACCATACCAAGGTAAGTCAGTATTAAGACTTACTCCACCTACATTTAATCCAGTGTCAGGTGCTGTTTGTTCTACGGAAACAGTATTATCGTCAGTATTAATTGTAATAGTCTTGCCTTCACTCATTCGTATTCTCTCCTACCGCCTTCTATTTCTTTTCCTTGTACAATGCTTTCTGCAAATACTTCATCATCATATGTTTCTAATGCAATTTGTTTGCACAAGTCTTGGAACCATTGGTCTACTACATCTTCATCTGTATCGCCAACTAATCCATGCTTGCGTAACATGGCCGGAAAATGTTCATTCCAGTCTAATTCAAAAGAACCATTGCGTGGATTATCTTCATCTACTTCCACGTCAACAACAGTAAACCAAGGCTCTTCATCTTTAGTTGCTTGTTCTTTTGGTGTTAGTTTTGTTTTTTTAGGAGCAGATTCTGTTTTTGGTGCTGGCTTAGGCTTTCTAATTGCCTTCCCTAATTTATCAAATATTCCCATTATTGTATTACCTTGCCTTCTTTTTCCTTAATCGCTAATGCCATAGCAACTCCCTCGGGTGTTAATGTAACGTAATCTTCATACATTTCTTTCCAAATAGCAGAGGGTTTTATTCCAAGACGTTCTAATAATGATCCAATTGATATTTCAGTTAAGCCTTCTTTTTTACATTCTAATAAAACTTGTAACATGAGTTCTTCTACCTTTGGATCTCCTTGCTCCATCGGTAAGTTACTTAAATATTCTGGTAAGTCCATTACGTTCCCCATGCGTTTCCGAATAAGTCGGAATGTAGTCTTGGACTGTATTTTAGTCCATATTTCATTGCTAGATCTGCAACGTGGCGTGAATTAAAAGAGTAATCTTCATAGCATCCGCCTACTGGCATTACATACACTGGACATTCTACTCCAGCACTTCTGTATGCCTCAACAGCCTCCAACACTTCATAAATACCCTCTTCATTATCTATCACGAATTTAAAATACATATCTGATTTCTGAACAGCAGAGTATTCTTTCGCTATCTCTGGATTAATAGCATCCGACCACTTTTCGCCACTTGTTGATAGTTTAGGACTACAGGACCAAGTGATCCATGGCCTGTTTGTGCTTGCGAAAAAGTCATTCCATCGTAATGGCTGTGTGGTATTTGTCTCAAATGTCATATGCTTTAAACTAGACATCATTGGGTCCTTGAATAATGTCGGATATATACGTTGCCATAGCATAGGCTCACCACCTGTTACAACTAAATGTATTTCTTCCCACTGGTTGCGTGGTGTTATGCTTAATAAATCTATTACTACATCGTCTATCGTAGTTGTTGTAGCAAACCGTTTAAAACGTGGATCCCAACTAGCATAACTATCACAACCTGTTTTAACTAATGGTAATCCATCCATTGATGTATAATCATCTGGATTAATCCAATTACGTTCTTCGCTTAATTGTCCTGCTGGCATTCCAAAGCCTTGGCATTTGAAGTTACANCCAAANAAACGTAGGAAAACACTCGGAGTCCCTACCCATCTACCTTCGCCTTGCAGGCTGTAGAATATTTCAGTATATCTAACTTTCATTTTTCTTTCCTTTAGATTTATTCCATTCTTCTAACCATTCTTCATGCGTGACCATGTAGTGTGGACCGATAATAAATCTCTTTGCTAAAAGCCGTTCTTTTTCGCGTTCTTTCTCTCTTTCAGGATACTCATTTACTATTATAACAATATTTTTGAGATTGTCAATGGTATTTGCCTCATAAGGAGACCTATAATAATGCCGCTCATTAAGATTATCTAAACATCTTTGAGCAAGCTCTTTAATATCTTCCAAGTCATCGCGCATAACTTTCTATGTACCTTTTAAGCGTTGTAGAGATCTACGGTGCACCATCCATGGCAGATCGATTTCATACAATCTCTCCCAATCTGGAAAACCAATTGGTAATACTTGTAGCCATAATACTCTGAGTTCTTCCAGCAAGTCCCAACGCATCTTGTTAGACTCTAGGTCTAAATAACTTAACATAATAGTTATAGAATCTTTAAACTTATATTCATCTAGAATGCTTGACATATCGAATACGTGATAATGTTTTGATTTTCGCGCAAGATTCGAGTTTTCGGTATACTCGCAGGGTTTCTGTCTTATATCCAAAATCCATTTATAATTTTTGAGGAAAATAGTTTTATGGTTTTCATATTTAAAATATGGATCATGACTCATGATAGAGTGTACTAAGGCAAAATAATAGATATCCTGCTTTGTTAACATAGACCACACATTCAATTCTGATCTAATTGAGGAATTGGGATCATCAGGTTTTTCGCAATGACCGAATACTTCTCCCCTTACGTGTTTTAAGTCAAAGTCAGGATCAAGTCGTAAATCTTTAGCATCAAATCCACCAGTAATATTTTGATCTATAAATTCCATATGTTGTTTTTTTTTCATACTTAATAAAAACAATGCTTTAATACAATTATAACTTTTCTCAGGCGTCAATTTTCCGTTCATTTTTGCATTCGCCAAAACTTTGCACGGTAATATTACTTTAGGATGCATGCCTAGGCAGTTAACAATAAATCTAGCACCTGTCCATGGATGAAAAGGTATTACAATAAGTTTGTCCGTTTTTCTGTTAATTAAATCTTCATCAGCTAATCTCATTTTTTCATTACCTTGCATAACTTTCTATGCCGCCTTCTCTGTGTATGTCTAGTGTTAAACAATGTAATCCACCATCCCAAAAGAATCTATGTCTAAACGGTGCTACTATGGGTTCTATATTGTGTGATCTAAACCACTTAAACAAATCTTTGTTCTCTGTAATACATAATACAGTTTCTGGGTTGATCACTAACACATTAACGTCCCATACAGTTTCCTCGCAAAAGCCTACCCATTCTGAAAACCACGCATCCACAAAATCAATTAATTCATCATTGTGCTCTTCACCTGGCACCCACCATTTTCCATTTACTTTTTCTCTAATCTCCAAAAATGGAGACATATCCGGCCATTGAGCATCAGGCAAGTAAAATACATCCCAATTTGGAAAGTATTTTTTAAAATTTAAAGCTTCTCCATTGCTAATCCAAGCACCAGGTTTAATTGGATTATAAATTCCATCACTATGCCCATCATTGAAAGCAGTTATGATTTTATAATCTTTAAATCGTTCTTTAAAATATCTGTATGTTGGACTAGGTAATCCATCTAAAATAATAGTGTCTCCTAATCTAATAATGTTTGGTCCGTTACTGATACAATTTTCAATATTAATTGGAAACTCTTTAATTACTTCTCCGTCATATCCTTCAATTTCTTCAAATAAGTTTTCATAAAATATAGCCGAAGAACAGCCAGCTCCATATGATTTAGAATATAACTCCCGATCAATTGACCTAAGTTTATACATTGTATCATCTACAACAATTTGATCATCACGGGGAAATAATGGTGGCCGAGTCAATGTTCCGGGGTCAGCATATATATCATAAGAATTGAGCCAATTCTGAACCCCTTGCTTATCTATTAATCGTGGGAAATATCTTAAAACTTCATCAATATTTACATTTAACTCATCATCAACACACGCACCGCCGACTTTATATATGTTGTAAATATGATCAAAATCGAATATTCTTGGACGTTTAACTGTGACATTATAATTCTCTAGTATTTCACGTATGTTATCTAAATCTTCTATAGTTTCTTCTGTTATTTGTCTAAGAATATTTTTTACTTTTTTGTTATCAACATAATCAAAAAAGTCAGGACGATAACAGTCACCAAGCCAACATTCAACTAATGGCTGAAATCCTGTATTGCAATTTATTATAGCCAACCTTTAAAGCCAGCGTCAGGGTTAGTATAAATGGAACTGTTCTTGTCATTTTCTCTTGCTTCTACACTAATAACCCATGCTCGTCCTCTTGTTCGTTCCCGCAACCATTCATCTGCCCACATACAAATACGGAATGCTGTGCCTTCCATACCCGGACCTTCTTCTTGCACAATTAACTTACATACTCCTGCATCGTGCATTGCTTGGAATGTTTCCATCCACGGATCATCATGATCAACTACAAATGTATGATCATAATTTTCATCTAACCATTGTTTTACTCCATCCAAGTCACCATAGTCGACAAGAAACCCTTCCTTTGTCATTGTCTGTGCACCAAATACAAAATGAAAACTACGACTATAGCCGTGTATCAAATGACAATTTCCGTCGTGCTTATGTTGTCTATGAGCACATGGAAAATTATAAAAACTCTTTGTTGATGTAAACTCTGGAACGTCACTCATTACATATCTCCTATAATATATGTGCGTGTTCTAACGCTTCATATGCAAACCAAATACCAAATAATAAAAATGTATATCTTGTAATATTAAATAAATTATGTTGTATTATTTTTCTTTTCATTATTATTGGTGTTGCTATTACTACGACCACTATTGCTATTATAGCACCAATTAACTTAGATGTAAAGTCTCCTGTATCCATAAACAAGAATGTATTAATCTCCATACTCTCACGGAAATAGATAATAAATATCGCACTTGCACCTGCAAATACTCCAATACCTTTCCGTGCTTCTTTAACATGTTTACTAATATGTTCCTGTATGTTTTTCGAATTAAAAAACAGATACAACATTAATAATGCGAGCACACCGTACGTTGCCCACTCATACGGTTCAAGTATCTCACCTAGAATATAACCTCCACTAACGCCTGTAATAAGTCCTGCTATAGCAGATAATATTATTGGCATTGTAATAGTTAGTGAACCTATTATTAAATAGGTTAAGAATACTATTTCTAATACTTCTCTACCTACATATACAAAACCACTAATTATATTTTCCATTACATTTTCCTATCATGATTATGAAAAACTGGGTGTATTACTATAAGAAAATAAAGCATTGATCCAAAGGGCATAAAACATATCATACCAATTGCCCATAGCATTTTACGTCCAAACGTCATTTCTCTGTGGTATAATTCCCATAGTGTATATACTGCCAATGCTAAACCAAATGCCACTCCAAATTCCATCATAATTGACATCCTGCCAAATCAAAACATAATATTACTACTACTATTATGCCTAATATGTATTGTGTTCTTTGTTTCATTACCAATTCCTATAATACCACCAACATTCCCATGGGAATACAACCCACGATGGGTCTTCTATTTTGTTAATTGAACGAGCAGAATATTTTACATCCTTAAACTCACTACCTTCATTGTCAATTAATACGGCAAATCTAATATTCCGCCGCCACAATGCTTTGTTTTCTGCTGGCATATGTACATATGCCAGCGCTGGCATATGTACTGCCTCGCCATATAAATGTGGCTCTATAGTGTTCTCCCAATCATTTACCATCCATTGGAAAGTTGCGCCAGTGTCATTTATATCATCTATGATAAGAATTTGTTTGCCTTCCAGTGCATCTAATGGTATTTCAGGATTAGATTGTTGTTGTACATTATCGCGCAACCTAACATCTTGTATAACCATAGGACGATTAAGATAATGACTTAGCATTACCGCAGGTAATAAACCACCTCGCGGTATGCCCACTATATAATCAGGTGTCCAGTTGTCTGTATTCATTTGATAACAAATATCTAATACATATGACTTAACATCTTGCGTATCAGTATCTATAATTTTAGTCATACTCTGTGTACCAATTGCATAAACTCTGCTCTGTGTGCTGTATCTGTTTTATACCGCCCACCTAGTTTGCTTGTAATAGTAAATGAACCTGTGTCCTCTACTCCTCTATGCTTAACACAGAAGTGAGCGGCATCAATTATCACAGCAACTTCTGGTGTATCTAAGATATAACTGAGTGCGTGATAAATTTGTTCTGTTAAACGTTCTTGTATTTGTGGTCGTTTAGAAAAGTATTCTACAATCCTGTTTAACTTGCTTAAACCTAATACTTTTTGATTTGGAATATAACCTACGTGTGCTTTACCGTCTATAGCAACTAGATGATGCTCGCAAAAAGAAGACACTTGTATGTTCCTTTCTACAACCATCTCATCGTAGTCTATTTTGTTTGCTACTGCTGTGCATTTAGGGAATGTATCTGGATGTAATCCCCAAAATATTTCGTTGACATACATTTTAGCAACACGTTTAGGCGTGTCAAGTAAACTGTCGTCTGATAAATCCATCCCCACAATCTCAAGAACCTCTCGCATTCTGCTTTCAATTGCTTCAATCTTATCTGTTCTTGACAGAGTATACAGATTTGAGGTGACAGGCGTTTCAAGGCCTAATGCTGATAAATGTGCGTGGACTTGCTGACCCAACTCAGGGTCAGTCTTTGTTTTGTTATAACTCATTTTCCTTCCTTACTCGGTTGTTGTTTTACATCAGTTACCTTTGTGTAACTCTACTAATATTTATATGTCTAGAATGTTGTCAAACATAATATCGGCACTTAAGAAATTATGTGTTAATACCTCTACTTGTTCATCCAAGTATTCTTTTTTCACAATGTCATAGTTATCACATAATTCCACAACAAAATTTTCTAAATCTTTTTTATGCTCTAGATAGTTACCATAACTTTCAGTCCATATACTTGGATACTTAAATACATCCTTGTACATTTCACTATAACTTGCTCTGTCCGGAACGATAGGAATAGCACCTGCTAAACATCCTTCCATCATACTAATACCCAAATTCTCATGTAGGCTACAACTAAACACCGCCTTTGCTCGCCCCATTTCTTCGTAGTATTTTTCTTTACTTAAATCTAACTGCTGAGTAATTAAAACACTATACGGACGTAAATTAAGATCTTCTACAATTTCAGGCTGTTTATCCTCGTTATAACGATGCGGCCACATAATAGTATCTTGTTTCGGGTTATCATAATACTGTTGTAATTGTTTTACAATAGGATTATGTGGTTGCCCACTACGTATCGCCTTGTTGTGATATATGTCAGGTATTTCCAAGTTGTGTAAAAATATGTTTTTGTGGAAATTACTTGCATAATAATTATAGTCACATGCCATATACCACGCTTTTTCTTGTAAGTGTGGCCATGGTTTGGACATCTTTAAACCCAATATGTCAGTTGGATCGTATGCGCCTGCATGCCAAATACCGTGTATCTCTACAGGTATGTCAAGCAGTTCGCTCATATATTTGATGGGCGTTACTATGAAGTTCCAAGCATCAGTAATAAGGAATTTGTCGTCGGGGAGGATGAGACCCTTACTAAACAATTCACTTACTTGCGCGGTTTGGCTAGCCTTGTACTCATTTGTTTTTCCGAAGTCAAGGAACGCACCGCTGGTGGTTTTATCTTCAACAGTAACCCCATCAATAGTTTCTACACAATATTCTAAATTGTGTTCGGCTATCTTCTCATTGAGAAGTGATGGAATATTATCGTACCATTGTTTTGTATAGCGTTGATCTATAGGTTCAATGGGTATAATATAAATTGTATTCATTGGTATAATCTTGTAATATCTTCTTCGTCACATTTGTCACCATATTGTACTTCTACAATGCTTAATTCCTGTCTTGAGGGATTAATTAATTGATGCCAAGTATCTGCTGGTATAACTAATGTTTCAGTTTCATGTAATATAACAGTAGTGCTATTATCTTCTATTAAATCTTGCTCTAATGTTTTACTACCCCGTGGGTAATCTTCACTAAGTATCACCCTTGCTACGCCACTATTAACGCACCAAAATTCGTTTCTATATTCATGTTTTTGAAAACTTAAACACATACTAGGACTAACTACTAGTTCTTTTACTTTAACTTCGTTGAAGTCGCCTAGAACTCTGTAATATCCCCATACGCGATGTTCCTTTTGAACTTCTTTAAGAATTTCGTGAATTTGGGTATTCGCGTTTTTTGTACTCTCTGTTGTCATGACGCTTGTTATCGAATCGCTTTTTATATTGGTTAAAGGGATAGCCAGGCCATTGACGTGCCTTGCCCGTATCTTTCCATCTAAGGAAATCATCATAAGGAGTTTTTCCCTTATATAGATGTGCCTCGTTAAATACCCGCCCAAACTCCCTACAAAAATTGCGGTATTCATCTAGATCTTCAAAGACCTTTATAACTGCTTCTTTCATTGTTATTATTCTGCGGCTAAGGTTATAGGATAGACGCAATGGCAGCCGTTTTCGCCATCTTCGCCTACTTCGATCCATACTTCTCTATCTGGGTATTTGTCGTTAATAGCCATATAAAGATCATCAGCAATCATCTCACAGGACTTGTAGTCCAGTTGTAATGTGCCTGCATACAAGTTTTCCATCCAACGCTTAAACTGGATAAATTCAATATCCCTGTCATCGTGGAATACTTGTATAGTAACTCTAAAGTGGAATGTGTGGCGATGCGGATATCCAAGAAAGGATACATCATACTCATCACCAGTTGCTAGTGCGGGGTCTTCCAAAGCGGCAGGGTATTTGTGTATGCCTTCTTTTTGGAATTTAACCCAAATCATCTTGGGCATTTGTTGGACTTTTTCTGTCCTTAATTGACGTCTATGATCGTCTATGTTGAATACTTCATTCATAATTAACTCACAGGTTCAGTTGATACGTGTTCTTCTTTTCCATCTACCCCTTCCCACGATTTGTGGTCGGGCATTGGGTCCTTTTGCTCTGTTATGTTGGGCCATATTCTAGAGTATTTGTCATTGAATTCTGCCCAATCTATACTGCCAGTTTGCGTGTATTCATTGTCTGGTACAATGGCTTCAATGGGACATTCAGGCTCACATATACCACAGTCAATACACTCGTCTGGATGTATAATTAGCATGTTTTCGCCTTCGTAAAAGCAGTCCACCGGGCATACTTCTACGCAGTCCGTTAATTTACATTTAACGCAAAGTTCATTAACTATATATGTCATAACGTAATTATACTATGACCACTTGATATTGTCAAGTAAAGATGAGTGTCCTTCTTTGTATTGTATCACTACATTTCCTTTGGCGTCAATACCGTCCCAAGTGAAATCTTCGCCATATATCAGACCTAATGTGCCCAGATGGTTGCATAGCATAGCAACTGCTTCAACGGTTCTGTAGCTGGCGTTTAGTGCGCCGCCTTCTACAGTTTTACCCGATGTTTCTCCTATCCATCTATCACGGACAGTAACTTTATTAATATTAAACCTTCCGATTTCCATCAGTATACTGATTTAATCTTATCCGCAACACCATACTTTACTGCCTCGTCAGCATTAAGCCATACATCTTGTGGCGGTAACAATACTTCACGAATCTTCTTTTCAGTAAGTCCAGTACATTTTTTATAATGTGATAACATACGTTCTGTACTCATTTCAAATTCTCGCACAACTGCGAATAATTCGTGTTCTTTACCTCTACTGCCCCAACTATATTGGTGACTTAATATGCTAGTATTTGGTGTAATTGTTCTATAGCCTTTTTGCCCTGCCATAAATGTCAGTACGCCACAAGAAGCAATCATACCTAATCCTATTGTGCGTACAGGAATAGAAGATCCCTTCATAACATCTATTAAAGCAAATGCGTGTGCAACTTCACCACCAGGACTATTAATCATTAGTGTAAGATATTTTGGTTTTAATTTTGTAGGTAATACGTTTTTCTCAAGTATAAACCTAATTGCCATACCACATGATTCTTCATTAAAGTCAGTCATAAACATATGAATGTTATTATCATATAGTGGATCACCGCTTGGTTGCGGGCCACGTGGGCGTTGTGGTTTTGGACCTGCTTCTGTATCCTTATCCGCGGCCGCGTTCTTAACTGCTTTTGCTTTCTTTTTCTTTACTGCCATGTTTTTGCTCCTCTATATCATTGATTCGTTTCTCTATAGGAAATCGAATTATATTATTATGTTGTTTGTTTAGTTCTATACGTTGCTGTATATACTCTAAAAGTGTCATTACTCAAATAAGTTATGAAATGACTCCTCTGCACTATATACTTCCTTGGCCATCACTTCATCCTTTCCCATTGGTTCTATGCCTAATTCATCTGCATAGGCTTCAGAAGTATTTACCCCTTGGATGCGTGTAAACCATCTACTATATTTCTCTACTTCAGCAATGGCATTAGCATGATCTTTCTTAGAAAATATCTCGTGAATCACTTCTGCTATGTGAGCGCCATTTGGTGCTATTAATTGTTTAGGCATTATTCCTTGATCATAACATTCATTTGCTCGCTGTGTTGCTAAAATATGCAAGTAAACATTGTGTCCCATTTGTAATGCATAACTAAAACTATCCCAACTTGTTCTTCCTTCCTTTCCTATTTTATTTAAATCACCTGGGCCATACGGACACACGTCATTCATTTGTATTCTTTCGCTTATAGGACTTGGTTCCCAATCTCTGTCAGGAAATTCAATATTGTAATCAAATATTCTTGTATCTGTTGAATACTTTTTGTCATCTACTGCTTTAAGCATTCTATAAGTCCAACCCTTGCGTAAATGGTCAGTGTGTATGCTTGTATACATCGTGCCATATGCTGTTGCTAAAAACGGTGATGCACAATCATATGATAGTATAATGTCTGGGTTTATTTTATCACGTATTTCACGTTGAAATGATGTGAGCACAATACTCCAAAGCAATTCACCTGTGCCCAAGTAATGCATCCATTCTGTCTCACCTAAAAATCCATCCTCACGCATTTTCAATAGTCTGCGTATAGCAATCTCTACATCCTTTTTATTGATAGAACTTAATGCCCATCCCTCAAAGTTTGCCTTCTCGCCTGTGCTGTATGGTTTAACGGCCTCATACCATTCCTCACATTGCTTCCAATTGTTGCCTTGTAATACGTTTAAAAACTTTGTAGCACCTGGCTCACGTGCTTGTGCGAAGTAATCATTATTGTTTAACGTGCCTTGCAAGCATTTTTGCCAAGTATCAAGTCCGTGTAAATGTGAGTGAGTAACACTAAACGTAGGTAAGTCAAGAACCATTGAGTAATCAAATGTGCCTTCTAAAAACCGTAATACTTTTTCGCGTATTTCGTCAGTTTTCTTATCAACACCGTATGGTTCCAGCCATTCTCCCATCCACACACCCTTGGATATTTGGAATCCACCGCTGTCACCTACTAATACAGTGTCTTGTGCTCTATTGCGGACCATGTCCTCTTTAGCAGAGAACTTATCTAAATTCATATCAGCATGACCCGCAGAATACAATGCCCAAGGATACTTAAAATATCCTTCACGCATATTAAGGAAGTTTAAGCCTTCTATACCACTAGTAAAACGAGACGGAATTCTATCTTGGGGTACAAATTCTTCGTATCGTTGTTTGCCTACATATGCGGCATAAAAACTACTAATGGCTGGTAAGTAGATGGCATAGTTTCCCTGTGTTTCTACAAGGTTTTCTCTCATTTACTTTGTGCTGGTAATATATAATTGTATTTTGCTAAACCGCTATCTACTAGTACCCGCAATGCGCCTTTATCGCTAAATGACATTACTTTGTCGCCAGTTAAATGTAAAATCTTTAACACTTGCTGTACTGGCCACGTCCATCCTGTTTTTAATGAACTACCTATACTTGTTTCAAACACAAACTGTCCTGCGTGTGTACTATGATCACCAAACTCAAATATTAAATTCTTTTTATCAGTCTTAACTGTAAATACATCTTCCTCTGAGTTTACTTGTGCTTGATAGCCAAAACGCATAATTGCTGGAGTATTTGGCTCAAACTCAATATCCCATTCGACGCCTTTAAACTTTACGCTTTTAAGTTTGTTTTCTATAATTTCAGCGTTCATAAATCTGTAATCGTTTTGGAAGTCACCTGCTTTGTTCTCAAAGTGAATACCTGTAGGAACCACTTCACCATTGCGTTCCTGTTGACTAAGTTCTAACTTCGCATCTTCCTTATATTCAGGAATCTTTAATAACGTGTCTAGTTTATTAAGGTTTGGCATACCAAACGTGCCTATAAACTCTGACACTGGGTCGTGTGTTTCTGCTTGTAACACGACACTCCTATCCTCAGCCATAGACTCTATTGTCGTATCCGTTGTTGTGCCGGTTACCTTAATAATTTCTAAATAGCCTAAGGCGTGTGTATGACTAATTACATCTGCTAAAATATCTTTCATTGATTATTCCTACGTTAAAGTTATATTATAGAAAAATAGTGATTTTCTACATTAAAGTATATTATATTATAAAATTGATTAATTGTCAAGGTATTGGCTCTTGATCATGAACTTTTAGATAACCAATACTAGGTGTGTGTTTAATTCCTTTTGCTAATTTCCCAGGTTTTCTGATTATAACCCAACTTAATCTAAATTGGTAATCTGATTCCTCAATAACGTCAAAACCATTTTTATTGGCCAATCCTTCCATTAATTCTCTAGTCATATAACAATAATGTTTGTTTTCGAACTGCTCTGCTGATTTTTCTAATAAACAATTAGCATAACTTAAAATAGCAGTTCCACCAGGCATTAATATATCAAATATTCCTACTAGATATCGGTTAATAATGTCATATGGCAGAAATTCAAGATGGTACCAGCTAAACACAAATGCAAATGCGTTTTGCGGCAAATAACTAAAATTAGCATCTTCTAATTGATACACTCTAATTCGTCGTTTATATACGTTATTAAATTGGGATCTAACATATTCAATTGGTGTTAAATCTGGTCCAATTAAGAATAACGGATCCATACCTACTAAATCCCTTGTCCAAAAACTAGACCGCGGGCCTATTTCACACCCAGGATATTGAAAATCTATATTCTTTTTAATTTTAGTCATTATTAGAGCTTTTAATTCATCACGCCAGAAATCATCAGGAATTATCTCAATATCGGTATGTTTTTTCGTTTTTTCATAATTAGCATAACTCTGTTTTAATCGTGGTGGTTGTATTTTTGTATAAAAAGTATTTTGTAATTTTAAATCAACATTTCTAATTTCAAGTTCTAAATTTTTTAATTCCTTATTAAATTTTGTTAATATGGTCTTATTATATTTTATTGTACTATTATCTATTATTTGATTTATATCATCAAAATTTTCATTAATATCTTCAGTATTAAGTTTATCTAATAACTCACGCTCTTTAATATATTCTAATAAGTTCATAATTCAAATAAATCATCAAATGTACTGCGTGATGTGCCTTGTCGCAAATCCCACTTCATAACATTTAATAGATTCCCTATTTTTTTATCGATAATTGTTTCTTCCATAGCAATATGATCAAATGGAAGTTCTTTAAACCAGTCTGGTAACCTTACTTCATCAATTGGATAGGCTACACTGGTTATGCCCATTGGATTGCTCTTTAACTTACATACTATAGTCTTTTGGCCATCCATTATTTGCATACTATACTTGTCGCTATTCATATCCCGCAGGTTATTCCAGTTCATTGCCGCTCTGACATGCCCTGGCATATTTGCTTTACCTTCGCGTTCTTCACGTTTAGTATACATTGTTAAATTATTTACCCGTTTCGGAGTTCCCTTTTCCCATCCTGGTTTGTCAGCAAAGTCAAACTTAAATGCTTTAATTTTCTCTATAATCTCTGCTTCTTTTATATTTGTTAAAACATCTAGCAATAGTATATTTAGAAAGTCTTGCATAATTACTGGCGTATCTGATCTCTTTAAGTCCATGCCCATTGCTTTTACCTTGCCAGGGCCGTCTTGATCTACACGTTTACCTTCTAAATCATATATAAGAGTAGCATATCGCTTCTTAGTTATAAACAAACCACTACTTGCAACAATCTCACGCTCACACTTAATAATGTCACCTAATTCCTTTGTACAGTTAAAACTCTGTGCCATAAATGCTGGAAATGATTTATTAACTTCCTCTGCTACGTTATCATACAATTCAATAACTGTTTCTTTATCCCACGGAATGTTGCCTGCATCTATATCCTCTTTAAGTATATCATATGTTGAGAAATAACAACTGTCTGTGTCGCCATATATAATAGCATCACCATCATGCTCATAATTGCCTGTTATAATTTTGTTTATATAACTTGCCATGTGCTTTGTGATAGTTCTGCCACATAATGTAGTGCTTTGTCCTAAACGCATGTCAAAGAATCTACAATATGGATTTAACAATGCACCATATAAACTATTTAGATTAATTTTCTTTACAAGTTGCCTTTTATCCCAAAATACAATATCTTTTTGTGTCTTGGCTTTGTGCAATTTTGTTTGCATTTGCTTACGTTCAGCATACCACTTTTCCAACAATCCAGGAATAATTCCTTTTCTATCATTCCTAAATAATGTGCCATTTGCACTTAATAGTAATTTGTTGCCATGCTTACCAAACACAATACCGTGTATATCTAATGCTGTTTTAACTTCTTCCTTGCCATCTTCCCAGTCAATAGTAATTTCTGTATTTGACTCTCTGTTCATTACTGCTTCATATTCTAACGAGCCAAACTGTCCTTCCCAGCCATCTGATTGAGTTTTGCCTGATGCAATAACACTATTGATATGATTCTGCGTCATAGTAGGACGCAATTGTCCTATGATAGTTTCTGGACTCATGTTTAATGCTCGTATAGCACTTGGATACAGACTGTTTATATCCACTGAGCCAATCCAATGATGTAATCCTTTCATGGGCGTTGCTACATATGCACCAGCGGCCGTAACCGTTTTGCTGTCATCCCTGTCAGGTTTATTAGGAACTACTAAACCTTGTGCGTGTGCTTCATTAATAATCGCTTGCTCTGTTACTGCTACTGCCCCCATTGTTGTGGGTAATAGCACAGTGTTTTGATGTGCCAGTTCGTTTGCTAGGTCAATAAATCTTAATTTCTCATCCATACGCACAATAAGCATAACATCCTGCCTGTTATACTCTATAAACTTTTCAAAGTCTGTATTGTATAATTGGTCTAACGTGCCTTCATATGGAATTTTCTTGTCTTGTAATTCATACTCCGCTACTGTGTCGAGACTATAACTGTGCATCTCATGATATGTATATTTGCGATACAATTCTAAATAGTCTAAATGCACTCTGCCTGTCAATTTAAAACTTATTTGTTCGCCCCCGTATTTCTCATATGAGAATTTTTTTGGGAATTGATCCCATAAACAAAAGCGCCTTGTATCATCTTTACTTAATACACGAATAACTCTATTAACGAGATATGGCAAGTCATACCCTTCACTGTTCCAGCCAGTTATGATATCACTATCTTCTATTAAGTCTAAAAATGTTTGTAGTAGTTGTGCTTCGCTGTTATAGACAAATGTATTTTCAAAGTTCTTTACAACACCTTGTGCTATATCCTCATGCATTGTTTTTGGTTTCAATGCTAAAGTTATCAATTGTTGTAATTGACCGAGATATACTGTAATTGCAGTTACTGATGCAGTAGGATCTTCTGGTTGACTAAATCCCTTTTCAGGATCAAAGTCGGCCTCAATGTCTACGTAGCAAATATTAAGAATAGGAGAATCGGCGTCAAGATAATTATCAGCAAGACACCTAAAGATCGGATTAATGTCACTTTCATAAGTTTGATTCCTACTATTAATTTTGAGTTCTCTATTAAACTCTTTTTTGTTTTTAGAATAAAATCTACTAACAGGTCTGTCGTGTATAGTTTTATGCTTTCCTTTTATATCATCATAATAGAAAACATACTCTACAGGATACTGTTTGTATTGACGCTTGCCGTTAATTCGTTCTGCAACGTTAATACATTCTTGTTCTTTATCTAAATAAGCATCAATATACATTAACTAATTATAGCAGAAAAGTGTAGAAATTACAAGCCTTTTACCTTACTATCTACCATTTCTTTAGCAACTTGTGTAGTTGGTTTGTCTTCTTCTTGACTGGTTTTAAGTATATCATACGCTTTTTCATGTAGTGCTAATAATTTTGGCTTTACCATTGGATCATCCCATTCTATATCAAGTGTTGTTGTTATATCATGCGTTATATTGGATGCGGCACTAATAAAAATCACACCGCCGGCATTAGAAAGATAATCGGGAACATATAATATACCCTCTTTATGTAATATATCTCCATCATTAGTTGTGCGTAATTGATTATTTGCTCCACCACATATAGCTTTGCTTTTAAAAGTTTTAATAAAGTCTGGAGTAATTGTGCCGCCTAATGCACAAGGCATATATACATCTGTAGCAATATCGTGTATATCGTTATCAGTTTCACTCCATATTAATTCAAAATCAGAATGAGTATTTAAGTGTTGTAATGCTGTTCTTAAATTCCTAAATGCAGCTTTGCGTATGTCTGTAGCATAAACCTTAACTGGGTGTTCTGATAAGAAGTTAATTAATCTGCTACCTACTTTGCCTAACCCAACTACCGAAAATGATTTGCCAGTCCAATTAACTTTACTAGTATCGTCTAATACTCTTAATAGTCCTTTTGTAGCACAGTATAAACCATATGCTGTGGCCCATCCAGAATCTTGACCACCAAATCCCAATACATATTGTGTATGTTTGTGTATTTCATCTAAATCATTTACATTAGTTCCTACATCGCCAGCACCATAATATGTGCCTGCTGTATAGTCCAATACTTCTGCAAATGATCTCCACAAGTCAGGAGATTTTGCTGTGTTAGCGTTTATAGTAGATTTACCACCACCAAAATGTAATCCTGCTAAGGCATTTTTATAAGTCATACCTTTTGATAAACGCAATGCGTCATAACGTTGCTCTTCATAACCAGCATACTTAAGATAGCGACACCCGCCTAAAGCGGGTCCTAGTTTAGTGTTATGAATCGCTACTATAGCATCCAGGCCAGTTGTATCGTCAGTAGCACGTAATACTCGCTCGTGCGAACCAATCGGTATCTCTCTAATGTTTAACACCTATGTCGCTCCCTAAATGTTATACTATATTTACTCTGTAGAAGAGTAGTTATAATACACTATTATAAAGTTTTACCAACTGTTTCCAAAATACCTTCTAAATCACCTATGTCCGCTAATTGTTCCTGCCAATCTGATTTATATGCTGTACGTATTGCTTTATTAAGAATTGTTGGTTTACAATCCATTTCCTCAGCAATTGCTTTAACTGTATCACGCAATCCTTCTTTAAGGTCATCTACTTCTTGTAATACTCTAGTGCCTTCACTTACCAACTGTGTTAGCCTTGCTTTTTCTTCTGGGGTATATGATCCGCCATGCGCCATTACATTTCTACCTGTGCTATTTGATCAGATGTTGTTTTTACAGACGTTGGGTCTGATTTTTTCTTTGCTTTTGCTTTCTTTTTTGCTGTAACTTTTTTAACAGATTTGGTTTCTGCTATTGTTACTGGTGGTGGCGATATTAGCAATCCAGCAATCGCCGCTTCTATCTTGTCAAGCCTTTCCTTCGCTTCTATCACTTCTCTTTTTAAATTCATTGATTATCTCCTTCTTTAATAATTGGTTTGTCTATTCCTTTATAGGAAATAGAGTCTTCCCCCCTGCCATCATTTAATTTCTGACTCACGCCATCGGGGCCAAAAAATCTAGCATCCATTCCCATTCCTCGCCAAGCCCACATTTCGTTCCATACCACTTTAGCTCTTTCTAATGCAGGATCGTTATCATTTTTATTCCAATCGTCAACTGCTATTTTAAATTCTGCAATTTCTTCGTTTAATTTTTTTTGATGATCGGCTCTTTCTATGTCTAATATTCGTTGGCATTCAGCTCTCTCTTTGTCTAATACTTGTTGACGAGTTGGATCTAATAGGCATGGGGTGAATTCTTTTTCATTGTCATTCCAAAAACATATCAGAACTGAGTCCGGCTCGGAAAATCCGGGCCTTGGGGATTTTTCTTCATTTGAAGATACTTTAAAAATCCAATGTCCAACGGATCCTGCCCTGTCCATGTTAACCACATCACTATAATTACCATCAATTACTTGTTGAATATCCTCACAGCATCCACTAACAATAGTTTCATATTTAAAATTATCTCCAGCAATAATACTAGTATTATCTATTTCTATTGCTTTTATATAAATTTCTCTGCCAGCAAGAAAATTAGTACATGATATTGATACTACATCATTATTTGAATTTTTAAAATCTATTCCTTTATACTCTAAAAACTCTACCTCATCAACTAAAATGCCTTGATCAATCGTTTCATGATTAATTTTTATACGATATGCTGTGTTTTCTTTTGAGCCTTGTTGTAATTTAATTCGTAACATTTATATTCTCAATTTCGCTTCATAATAGATACCGTCTTTTGTTTTAAATGGTATTTCTTCGTCTTCCATTATAATTTTATGTAATTTTATTTCTGCTAATGCTGTTTTTATATTTTCTACTATAATTTTGTGTAAACCTTTTTTAAAATTTATAGTAACTATTTCTTCTAAATATTCATTATTCTTCTTTCGAGGAGTTACTCCCCTTTCAGAGATTAGAAAATTATCTATCCATATACGTATAACTGGTGGTTTAAAATCCCAATCGCTATCAAGATAAAAATGTATTGTTTTCTTTTCAGGCATACATCATATTATATAGTGATTTTAGTATTGTGTCAAGCAGAATCCGATTAATCGCTATAACCAAGTTCAGCCAAGCGATCCATTTGTTTTGTATTACCAGTTTCCTTTGCAAACTGATATAATTCTTTAGCATATTCTGGATTACGTGCTAGTTTACTGGCGGGAATTCCAGAATAAGGATCTGCTAAGAAACTATTTTTTATTAATGGTTTATCAGTCGCTCTATATAATTTCATTGCTTGGCGCCCAGTATCAATTTTTGTTCGATCCATATCTTTCAGATGTGCATCAAGTTTTGCTTGTAACTTTTTATTGGTTGGATCTTGTTTTACATAATCTTGCAATACTCGCTTCTTGGCCATATTAGTACCATAATTGCCATATTTTTCTTCCCATTTCTTCTGACTTTTATCGTCTTCTGCCTTTTTTGCATCAAGGTCGGATTGCCATACTTCTTTTCTTACTTTCTTACCGTCTTTATCCCTCTCAACGCTTACCTCGAGCCTTTTATCTCTTGGATCACCTTTTTTAACATAGGCATCAGCTCTTATTTGATCCACTACTTGTACTTTAGCTCCACGGCGCAAATCTGTATCTTTTAATTCTCGATCAAGATCATACTCAGCATGTTTTTGACCTAAAATATTACGATCATAATATTTTGATTTACCTGTCTCTGCCTCTTTATCACGACGTTGATCTGCTAAACCTTTAAGATCTGGGCCAGTGCGTACTTCCTTATGACCTGGTTGTCCTTTTGTACCATATGAGGTATAACTACTTGGCTCACTTACAATTTGTCCTGTTCTAGGATCTTTAAAATAACCAGATAATCTATCTTTGTTGGGGTTTTTAGGACGACTTGCAGCTATTTTCTTTTGTTTTTCTGTTCGTTGTATTAGATCTGATTTAGACACAGATACTTTTGGTGCCGTTGGATCAACAGTAGTACCAGATTTAACTCTTGGATCTGCAATTGTCACTCTATCTGTTTCAGTTTTTTCAGTTAAAATATCTTTTATGTTCATTATTATATACTTATCTGACTACATATTGGCGTGCATTGCCGCCATGTGCTTCTTATATTTCTTCGTGCCTTTTTTATGCGGACTCTTACCTTCTAAAGCATTAGCAATACTGCTACTATGCTCTGGCTTTTCTTCCTCATTCAAACTATCGTCTAAATCCCAAGGACCCCAATGCCCTTGTTTTAACATATTAGCAAGACCTTTATGATGTTCATATCTAGCAAAAGCACCTTTTGTTTCTTCAACACCGCCTAGTTTATAATATTGTTCCTTACGCATTACAATATTATTACCATTGGCTTGATCAAACACTACATCACCCATCTCAGTCCATGCGTGTGGGAATCTGCGTCCTTCTAATTTGCCTTGGCCACGCACTAATGCATGAACTAATGTTGTATTGTCTATCAACATTTCTTCTGTATCCATCAAAGCACGGCCTGCTTTACTAAAGCAATCACCACAAGCATCTTCTGTAATTGTAGCAAGTCCTTCACTAAACCCTGATTGTTGGTCCATCCAATCCAATGCTTCTCTATTTGTAACTGGTGTTGCTAACCAACGTTGCATACTATTATATGCTTTTTTCACACGATCTTCATTCTCTGAATTTTCTGAATTATCTATTACATAAAAATCATTACGGCCAAATAACATTTGGAAATTTCCAACATTTTCTTGGGCCATTTTCCATCCCTTGTTTAATAATTTTTCTGGAACAGAGCGTTCTGGGCGTTGCATGTTTCGTCCTTGCGCCGTTTCAAGATTGGTATTAACAAATATCATTCGTGTTTCATATCCAATATCTTCTAAATCTTTCTTTGCTTTTGCGATTTTCTCATAATCTTTAGCAGTACCATCAATAATAAGTCCTAGTCTACCATCAAGATAATTACCTCTACGAGTATTTGTTAATTCTTTAGCACGACCACGTTGAACATCCCTATCTGCTTGTTCTTCATCAGGCATTTTAGGATCTAAATCGTGTTTAACCATTAAGTATTCTAATGCTTGATCTGTATTAACTACTTTAAGTCCACTGCCACCAAGCATTGCTCGTGACATATAACTCTTGCCTGAACCAGGGCCACCAGCCATAAACACCGCTTTAAAAATATGCGGATCATTTACACCTTCAGTAAGTTCTTTT